TGCCTCGAGGAACTGCACACGAAGCTTGAGTTCCGCTGGAGTGCGAACACGGAGCCAGTCACGCAGCTTGCTTGGTGCATCACGTAGGATGTTGTCCTGCGTGTCGTACGCCGGGTGAAAGAAACACACAGTACCACCCGCAAAGGCCTCCCACGGTTTTGCGGTTGCCCAGCCCGATCCGCTAGACGGAGTGGTGAAGGTACACATCACCGAATGAAGCTTCGGGTAGTACTGGTCCCACGGTGCCGGCTTGATGCTTACACCGAGTTCGGCCTGTGATGCATCACTCCATGTGCCGTGAAGCCACGTCGGGTCGAGTGGCAGCACCCAGTCGCGAAGAATGGGTTTACGTGCCAGCTCGGGTCGGACGCCGATCGCACGTGCCTCGTTGATGAACATACCGAAGTGACCGCGACCGTGCGGGTTGTCATCATACCTGATGAGGTCACCGAACGGCGTTCCCGGTGCGAGACCGTTAATCTCGAGACGTGAGTACACGTTGTCCACTGTGGAGAGCCACACCTTGTTGTAGTCTTCCGGACGCTCGGGTGCGGAACCCGTATTCTCTAGCCACTCTTCCCACCCGGTGTCGTCGCCGTAGCGCTCATGCTTGATCCGGTTGGTGAAGTTGAACTGCGCGAGGACGGGATGCCGAAGTGGCCACTTCAGGTCACGCATCTTGTGACGGTTGCGTGCGTCCGCGTTGAGGTACACCTCCTCACGCCGCCACGGGTCGACGTCACGCCACGCGTTGATGCCACGTAGTATGAACGATGCGTAGTACAGGCTCCAGTCTTGTGGCTTCGTTAGATTCTCGCGATCACCGACCCGTGGGATGGGGAAGTTGCTCGTGCCGTGCTGGCCGACCCACCACACGTGTGCATCCATATACGTGAAGGTGTCACGCGTAAGCTCATCCATGAAGGCAACGATCTTAAGTTGTTCCTCCACGGTGAGCCCGCCCGCACTCCTGCCACGTTCGACGCGAAACCGGCTCAGGAACTTCGACAGCTTAGGTCCCCACTCGATCCACGGGTTGTATACGTTGCCCGGCAGTCCCACCTGCTCGGGACGTTCACCTGTGTTGCGACCGAGCAGGAAGAAGTCATACTCGGGGCGACGTAGTGCGAGTTCCTTGACGACGGCTACCATCTCGACGTCACCACCGAGGTTACCACACTTCGCGAGTGTGAGGGGCATTGAGCGCCCCAACTTGCCATATCCAATCTTCATCGCCCGTAGATGATCCTTCCGAATATGAGCACAGTGAATACTAGAAAGCCGACGAAGAGTAAGAGATACAGCAGGTAGTAGAACCAACCCTTCACTTAATCTCCTTTGCTCGATCCTTATCCAATTATATCATACTTATGACAACACCCGGTGGCACACCCCCACGGTAGCCACCGGGTGTCACATGTCAATCTACCCGGTTACGAGTCGAACGGCGTCCGCGGGGGTGCGGAGACCGGCGGAGAGGGAATGGACGGTGCCGCCGGAACCTGCGGGGTGGACGGAGTGGGCGGTGCGGACATCGCTCCGTTCACCGCACCCGGCGTCGGAATGCCGGCACGCACCGGTGACTGCGCCATGGGACCACCGACGGGAGCCATGCTCTTAACGTCGTTGCGCTGGGTGCCCTGGTACTCGCGAATGTCGAGCGTCCACACCGCTCGCCGACCGACGAGATCCGCGCACACCTGCTCGTGGCTAGGTCCACTCGCGAAGTAGTCCGCACCGAGGCCGAATGCCTCCATGTTCCTGAAGAAGATGGACATGGCGAATGCACTGTCCAGCGTCACGTTGATGTTGGTGAAGATCGTCTTACCGGCCGACGGACCATCGACGATCGTGCCACGAACGACGTACTTCGGCATTCCCGACGTCTTCGCGACGTCCGAGTCGGCCTTCTTGATCTCGACGACGTAGTCGCCGGGCGGAGCGGGCTTGGTGGCGTCATCCGCGGACTTGCGGAGAGATGTCCAGTCGACGGTGTTGCCGGGGCTAGTCACTTACTTACCTCCACTGTTTGGTTGGACACTACCGGACCGAAGATGTCTGTCATCATCTTTGTGATGTGTGGATCGTCGACGATCAGTGGCAGGGCACCCTGCACACGCTCACCAGAGATGATGTTTGGTGCCACTCCTTGGCCGATGAGAAGTTTTCGCATCATCTCTCCGGTGGGAGCACCCTGTGAGTCCTTGATGGGCTCACTGTATAGGTAGCCGCAGATGTCGACGATGTAGGGAAGCATGCGTCCGATCTGGCCCTGCATCGCCGGACGCCACGACCCGTCCTTCATCTCCGTCTCCGCGATAAACATCACGCACTCGATGGGATTCGGAGCGGGAAGCAGTGTCAGGTCTCGCAGGTCACGAATGAGCACATCCATGTAGTTGAGCAGATCACCCCAGTCTTGAATGCGCATCTGCTCGAGACCACGGAGCTGCTTCTTCAGCTTACGCTGACTCTCGGTGACGCTGTCCATCACGATGGACTTGAAGTCGTGCTCACTTGAGTGTGTCAGCCAGTTGTACGCACTTGTGAGAGTGGTCCAGCGTCGAATCATGACGTGACAGAAGTCCCACGTTCCGTCGTACCGAGGCGGTGGTCCCTGCTCGGGATCCCACTCGATTCGGCGCAGTGGCACTCCGGTCTTGTAGCCCGCCTCCTTGACGAAGCGCCAGCCACCCTCTGCGTCAAGCACGAGAATAGGTGGTGGACACGTTGTGCTGAGCGTCGACTTGCCGACCTTCGCTGGCGCGTGAACCAGTGTGGACAGTGTGTTACTCAATCATTCGCTCCCTCTACCTCGAGTTGGTCACGGTAGTACGTTAGTGGGTCGCGCTCCACGTAGTACTGATCGAGCATGTCTTCCGCGCGAGACCCGTCATCGAACATCGGACAGATCTGGAGAAATGGGCAGTCCCACGAGCAGTTGCCCGTGGGGTTGGGTGGTGCGACCGAGTGATGAGATGCGCTGGCGTCGAGTGCCTCCTCAACCGTGTGAATGCGATCGAGTATCCCGATGAGATGTGACTTGTAGTTCTCCAGCTCGATCGGGTTGTGCCGTACCTCCACTCGCTTGTAAAAGGGTGGCGTCGCGTTACCCGTGCGCTTTACCTTACGAAGCATGTTGTAGAGCGCACCGTCGCAGCGCTGATCGGCATCCTCGGTGTTGAGAAACTCGAGCAGGTGGTAATGGAGCATCTGCGGGTCGATGGCAAGTGTCACCGTGGGACGTATGAAGTCACCCACGGTCTTGTGATCCATGAACGCACGAACACCGTCACGCTTCCGCCGAACGCGAACATCGAGCTTACCGATGATTTTCGTCTGCCGGCGTGTGAGGTACGAGATGTCGGCCTCGACGTACGTCTCCGAGTTGACGATCTCAAGCTCGGAGTCGATGCCCGTCTCACCCAGCCACTCGACGTAGCCCAAGATCATCGCACGCTCGAGGTCGGCCTCCGCTGTGAACTTACGACGAAGCTCGGGTGACACCTCGAGACCCTGCTCGGCGTACGCCTTGGTGACCGCGGTCCAGTCTTGAATGATCAAGACCTCGAGTGCCTCACGCGGGTCGAAGGGAGTTGTGCCACTGGGTGCGTAGTGATACCGCAGTGCGCGGTGAACACGGTTACCCACGGCCGCCGCACCGACCGGGGACTCGATCTTCAGCGCGCGGTTGCGGTAGTACGTGAGCCACCACTTACGTGGACAGCGCTGGAACGTGCGCACTTCGGAGTTTGAGACCAGCCGAAAGCTCATGTTCTCGGCACGCCGAGGATCACGGTGATTGTCCCACTTGAGTACCGGTAGGGCCTCCCTAACAACCGGTTCCGCGGGCGGCTGGTTGGTTGTACTAGTAGCCGTCGGGGGTGTTACCGGGGAGGACCGGACCGGGGAAACAGGTGCCCCCGACTCGCTGACCGAACTGCCCAGCGCGATCTGAACGGCGTTGATCTCTTCTTCGGTCCACGTGCCCTTGTTCTCAATCCGCCAGATCTTCCCCTCACTGAGTCCCGACTCCTCGGCCAGCTTTCGTCGCGACCAGCCGAGTCGTGTACGCGCCGCGACTATGTCTTCCTTCGTCAGCACCCGCTCTCCTTAACCTAGGTATGAACTCAAGATGAGGGCCTCTTCTTCATCAAGATGTGCAGTTGGCTTACCCGCCGAGACCAGTGTCGCCTTGAGGCGGGTGATTTCATCCAACCGCTTCATCTTGTCGTAGAGTCGCAGGAGCTGCCGTTCCTCGACCGTACCGCGTGTGATGATGTCAATGATCGTAACAGACTCGTGACGTTCGGACCCAATGCGATGCACACGGTCCTCGGCCTGCTTGTTGTCGACCATCGACCAAGAGCGCTGAAGGAACACCTGGGTGTCTGCCGCGGTCATCGTCAAACCAGTCCCACCCGCCTGCACGGTGAAAAATAAGATCTGACTGTCACCTGTCTGAAAGTCACGAAGCGCGAGATCGCGCTCCCACTGCGACATACCACCAATGATCAATCCGTGTGGAATCTTTTTCTTCTCTGCGCGTTTAGCCGCCATCAAGATGAGCTGCCGAGACTGTGCACAGACCGTGAGCTTCTTGCCCGCCATCTCTTCAATGATCTCGTCCAGCGCATCAAGCTTGGGTGACGGCTCGCAGAGCATAACTTTGCTGCCGAGCGACTGGGTGGGATCTGGTGTGATGGTGCAGTACGATGATGAGAGCTGGAGAAGTCTCGTCTGTGCCGCGAGGTTGTTCTGTGCGACGAGAATCTCACCGTCATCGAGTCGTGTGATGAGTGCCTGCTCCATGTCCTTGTAGGCCTTGGCCTGCTTAGGAGTCATCATCACGTGACGATACTCACGGACCTTGGGCGGTAGCTGGGACAACACGAGCGCCTTGGGCATCGCACGAAGTCGCGGGTCGAGGATCTTGTAAAACTCATCCTTGTGTTCGGGATTGAGACCTGTGATGTCGAGCCCACCGTACGCGTTCCACGCCATGAGACAGAAGCGATCCACGTACTTAGACTTCGTTGGGTACTCAGACTTAATCACGCCGTGCATGATCGACCACAGGTCACTCGGGTCATTGGCAATCGGCGTGCCTGTGAGTGCCCAGTTGCGCTCTACGGTCGGCCCGTGCATGAGTGCCCAGGCGGCTCGCGTCTGCTTAGAGTGAGGATCCTTAATGCGATGCGCCTCATCTACGATCACCGTCTTGAACGGAATGTGGTTGAGACCCTTCGCATGTGTTTCACAGCGCGCAGGCTTCAGGTACGGATCGCCGTAGCGATCACACTCTTGACACCGTGCCAGTCGAATCGAGCCGAAGCCCGCGACGCGAGAGTGAAGTCGAAGTGCCTCGATGTTAATGATCACCAGCGCGTTTGGCACAGCAAGCACATGCTCGAGCTGCTTCGTCTTCACCGCGGCCGAACCGTCGATCATAATGGGTTCGCACTCAGGAAACCACTCACGCGCCTCGTTCACCCAGTGCGTCTTCACCGAGTTCGGGCAGATCACCAGAGCGGGTAGGCCATCCTTTTCTCCGATTGCGCGCAGTGCGGAGAGAGCCTGAATCGTCTTTCCCGTACCCATCTCATCGGCGAGAAGACAACTACCCGCGGAGAGAATGAACTCCGCTCCGACGGCCTGGAAGTCATAGAGGTCGTATCCCGAGTGAGAGCGAAGAAAGGTCGCCATCTCCGCACTCTCTGGTCTCTCCGTTAGGAGTCGAAGCGACGTCGCGGGCTTAATACGGTTGTTGACCTCATTCCAGCCCCACGCGGTCAATCGCTCTCCGAATGTAACCTGACCCTTGAAGACACCACGCAGGATGACGCACTGTGCCCAGCCGGGCGGTAGCGACCAGATGCGCTCGGTCGCGTTCCACTTCGCACCGGGAACGAGCTTGATCAGTTCCTTCTCATTCCACGTCGTCTCGACGAGAATGATGTCTTCACCCTTCTCATCCTTGAAGAGCTCCGCGTACGCCACTCGATCTCTCCCTCATTCGATGATCTAGTTCTATCATACACTACCCAGCATGTCTAACCACACCGCTGGGTGAACGTTGTGCAGGTAGAGACACACGTGTGACGCACCGTCATTGGCGTGATTACCCGTCTGAGCGGACCGCGTGTCCCACCAGCCAAGCTTTCTCAACACACTTTTTGAGCCGATCTTCTTTGCGAGCGACGCGGGCTGCATCGTCAGCCCAATGCGTCGGCGACGACACGTTGCCCTCACGTCACCGATGACGTTGACCACCACCGGCTGGGAGGTCTTGCGACCCGTCTGTGTTGTGATGTCGAACCGTTCACAGACGATGTGAAGTTGTCCAATGCAGTGAAGTCTCTGCTCGATGAGACCCGCGAGATACAGCGTAATCTCTTCCTCGGACTTCTGCGTCGAGCCAAAGTGACGACCGTCATACCACGCAACACCTGTGATCT